AAACGTAAAAATTAAAGGCGGCATGGGTGCCATCCTTGTGATTGCTGTGGAGAATGATGCGGATTACGGCATTAAAGAGTGGAAAGCCTTTGTCGTTGACGGTGAAAACATCAAGCCTGACACCTGGTACAAGCTGAAAAACGGCGACCTTGTGGAGGTATCCGAATGACCAGCTTCTGGGGGCATCAAGATAACCCCTTCCCGCCTGCCGAACCACGCCGCCCCCGCTGCCCTGTCTGCGGCGAAGAATGCGAAACTATCCACTTTATCCCTGCAAAATTCGGAACGGAAATCATCGGCTGTGATATGTGCTATAACCCCGGCGACTTCCCCGGTGAAGATGTCCAAGAGGACGACCCTTGGGAAGATTGCCGCTGTATGGAGGACTACTAAAATGACCATTGACGACATCAGCGCCCTGAAACAGGCGCACGCACTTTTGAAGGGTCGGCATCTTGCCGAGTTCATCCCCACTGGAAAGGGCATCAGCGCTTGCTATTTCAAAGCGGTGCAGGCTGTCCGCCGCATCTATTCCGAGAACACCGTCGCATTTGTACCGCTTTTCGCAAAACATGAATACGGCCTGAACAGCACCTATTTTCTTGCAGACGGAATTCCGGTCTACTACTATGACCTAAAAACCCGCAAGCCGGACACGGCCCTGCCGCCCGCCAGCTGCTACCGCATCCACCTCACCACACCCGACCCGGAAGGAGAAGCCATCTAATGAGCATCTATGAAACCCTGTCCAACATTCAAGTGGAGCTCAAAGCCCCCAAGAACCTCTATAACTCGTTCGGCAAATATAAGTATCGCAACGCGGAGAGCATTCTCGAGGCCGCAAAGCCTCTTTGCGCCAAGCATGGCTGCACCCTGACCGTCTCGGATGAAGTCGTTCTCATCGGCAGCCGGTACTACATCAAGGCCACCGCTACTGTGCAGGACAAGGACGGCAACGCCGCCAGCACTACCGCCCTTGCCCGCGAAGATGAAACCAAGAAAGGCATGGACGGCGCACAGATCACCGGTACGGCATCCAGCTACGCCCGCAAATACGCGCTGAACGGCCTGTTCTGCATTGACGATACCAAAGACCCCGACAGCGACGAATACCACAACCAGACCGCCGCAGCGGCCAACGCGCAGGACAATAAGACCATAACGGAAACCGCCGCCGCCCGCCTTGCCGCCCGCGCCGAGTGCCAGCGCGCTGTCAAAGCCTACTGTCAGAAGAACAACGCCGATGAAAATGACGCGTGGAAACTCATCGCAGAAACCATCGGCAAGCCCTCTAAGGACTTCACGGCAGAGGACTGGAAGCAGGGCCAGCAGATTGCAGAGGCGTGGAAATGAAGCAGCAAATTGCCATCAAGACAGCAGTTGTTATCGGCAACACAATTACGCTGGAATGTTCCCCCACCGACTGCGATAAAGCCCGCGCCGTCATTGACGAGGGAAAGCCACTTGCCGCCGTCATCGGCACGGCTACGCAAAAGCGCAGCCTCTCGGCCAACGCTTACGCATGGGCGCTCATGAACCAGCTTGCCTCCAAAATCAACCGCCCTGTACTGGACATCTACCGCGATTTGATCCGCGACATAGGCGGCAGCTCCGCCCTTGTCACCCTCCGCGCCGATGCTGCAAGGGCATTCAAAAACGGTTGGGAGAGCAAGGGCGAGGGCTGGCAGGTCCACAAGCTCGATGAAATGACCACACCGCAGGGCACTTTCTACAACCTGCAATGCTGGTACGGCTCGTCTGTGTTTGATACATCCCAGATGCACCGCCTCATTGAACTGATCGTGCAGGAATGCCAGCAGCAGGGCATCCCCACCATGACCCCGGAAGAAATTTCAAAGTTAAAAGGACTGACAGACGATGCAGACCCGCAATGAATACGGAGTCCAGCTGGACAAGAACGGCTACGCGCCGTCGCTGTTCGTGCATGAATCGTTCCTCTGTTATCACTGCCACCGCTTTGGAGACACCGCCCGGCATGAAATCTACGGCGGAAGCCGCCGCAAGGCCAGCAAGGCACTGGGCCTCTGGATTAACGTCTGCCCCGCCTGCCACGCCGCCATTCATTCAAGCGGCGACCTGCAAGACCACTACCATAAACAAGGCCAACTGCTTGCAGAAGCCTATTACCATTGGAACCATGACGACTTCCGCCGTCGCTTTTACAAAAACTATTTGGAGGACTAACCTATGTTGAATGTTGTTGCTATTATTGGCCGTATGGTCAAAGACCCGGAACTAAAGAGTACAAACAGCGGTAAGTCCGTCTGTTCGTTCCGCATCGCCAACGATTCCGGCTATAAGGATGCCAGCGGTCAGAGCCAGACGAACTGGCTCGATGTCACCGCATGGGGAAAAACAGCCGAGTTCGTCTGCAAATACTTTCCCAAAGGTGCCCTCATTGCCATTGATGGCCGCTTGCAGACGCGCCAGTATCAGGACAAGAACGGCCAGAACCGCACAGCCGTTGAAATCGTGGTCCAGAACGTAAGTTTCTGCAGTACCAGCCACGCACCGCAGAACGCCGCACAGCGCCCCGCAGCCCCCTCACAGCGCACGCATGGCATGCCCGACGTTTCCTATTCTTCCGGCCAGTCTGACGACTATGCCCTCATTGAGGATGAGGGGGATTTGCCGTTCTAGGAGGTGCGCGTCATGAAAGAAAGAACGAATGAAAGAAAGCAGCCGAGCCAGCTTGACCAGATTTTAGCCGTGCTGGAATCCGGCGGCACATTGACCGCGCTGGACGCGCTCGAGGACTTCGGATGCAGTCGCCTTGCCTCCCGCATCACAGACCTAAAGCGCCGGGGTGTCCCGGTGGCCTCCCGCATGGTGCAGCGCCGCAACCGTTACGGCAGACTGTGCCGCGTCGCAGAATATTACTTGGAGTGTTGAAAAATGGCTAACGAGGGCTTCATCAAGCTGTACAGAAAAATGCTCGAATGGGGCTGGTATGATGACGGCCCCACAAAGGACGTGTTTATTCACCTGCTTCTAATTGCCAGCTACGAAGACAAGTTCTATCGCGGCATTCCCTTGGAACGTGGTCAAGTTGTTACCACTGTAAAGGAAATGGAAGTCAAACTTGGGCTCACAACACGTCAAATCCGCACAGCATTAAGTAAGCTAATTTCGACAAACGAAGTGACAAAGAAATCAACGTCAAAATTTACCATATACACGATAAATAATTACGCTGATTATCAGGCTTGCGACAAACAAAACGACAAACGAGCGACAAACGAGCGACAAACGAGCGACAAACCCTCTAATACTAAGAAGGTAAGAAGTAAAGAATATATAGCTACTACTGCTGCCAGCGACGCCGGGTGTGACCTGCATAACCAGGATTTATCCGACTGCATTCAGTGCTATGAACAGAACTGTGGTTCCATCCCACGCGCTGTATCCGATGAAATCAAAGCGGCCCTGCAAAAATTTCCATCCGCCATCATCTGTCAGGCAATAGAAGAAGCCGCCGTTCATAACTCCCGGCGTTGGAGCTACATATCCCAAATCCTGGCACGCTGTGAGCAGGAAGGAATCTACACTGTGGAAGCTTTCAAGGCAAAGCGCGACAGTGCTAAAGCGACCCGCACTACGCCACGCCAGACAGACGCCGCAGCCGCAATGGAGCGATTAAAGCAGCTCGCGAAAGGAGTGACCACCGATGACTGAACAGGAAACTGCCGTCTTTCTGCTGTCCTGCACCAACTACTGGGCAAACCTCATGCGCGGAAAAGACCCGGACGAAATGACAAAAGCCTGGGCCACAGCACTGAAAGATGTCCCCTTGCAAGCGGCCAAGAGCGGCGCGGCAAATCTGGCCGCCACACTGAAATTCCCGCCCACCGTTGCCGAACTGCGCACGGCGGCAGAGAAATTTCTCCCGCACAAAATCGAATCGTTTGACGTTCTGTTTGCTCGCACCTGTCATGCGTGCCTGCACTTTGACACACCGCTTTATCAGAAAATCCAACGCGACGAGGTAAATACGCAGGAGGCGTTGAAGCTGCATGCCAAAGTTTGAAATCATCACCTATTCCCGCTCTACCGGCGACATCACCCACTCCAAGCGCCTGTATTCCACGCGCTGGAGCGCTGAAGCCGCCCTGCGCACCGCAGGATACACCCAAAATCCTCGCCTGCCGGATATACAGTACAGCGAGAAGTACTACGCGAAAGTAAAGGAGATTGTACCGTGATCCAAAAATACATTATCTCCCTGCCACCTATTACCAAAAAGAACTCCCAGCAGATACTTACCAACCGCCGTACAGGAAAGCCGTTCATTGCCCCAAGCAGGCAGTACAAGAAGTACGAACAGGCCGCTATGTGGTATCTCACCCCAAAGCCGAAAGCCCCGCTGCCGGGCCGCTACCGCGTCGCCACGGTATTCTATATGCCGACCCGCCGCAAAGTAGACCTCACGAACTTAATGGAAGCTGCCCATGACACCCTTGTCGCCGCCAAAATCCTTGCAGACGATAACAACGCCATCATTGCCAGCGTGGACGGTTCCCGCGTGCTGTACGACAAGGAAAACCCCCGCACCGAAATTTTCATTGAAGAATTGGAAGTGAACCCATGAAAGCCAGACTTCATCCCACCCCGGCCATGCAAAAAGCCATAGATGCTTATGCAGAAGCTAAAATTCAGGGCATCCAGTGCCGTGCGCAGGAGGCTGTCATGAAGGAGCGCAACGACATTGCTACCCGCGCCACCTATCTGTGTCTGCTGGCGTGCTATCAGGTCGGTCTTTCTCCCCGCACCCTGAAACGGATTCAGGATGCAATGACAGGCCCCGTTGCTGATAAATACAATGAGTACCGCAATGACCAGCTTGCCGACCTCTGGGCGCAGGTAACGCTGCAAAGCATCGGCATTGAAGCGCCACAAACAAAGGAGCCGCTATGACCACAACAAAATTCTGCAAGACCTGCGGGAAAATCATGTGGGATGTACAGCCCACAAAGCGCTATTGCGATTCCTGCATCCGCAAGCGCAATATCAAAAGCGCGCAGGCATCCTACCAGCGCCGCAGGGATGCCGGTGTTTTGAAAAAAGGCAAGAAACCCGCTGCGCATCCCTGCCTGAAGAAAACCATAAAGCCCATTGAGCAATGTACCCGCGAAGCCGCCGCCCTTGGCCTGACCTATGGGCAGTATGTAGCCCGCGGGCTGGATAAGGAGTAAGACTATGGACATAGTTGAATTTTTTAAGACGGCAAACAGGTTATGCAAAAATCGATGCTGCACGAAATGTCCTCTCTATAAAAATGGAATGTGCATGGCTGCGTGCAGCGACGTTTCAGTTAAAAACATTGAAGAAACGATTTCAATTGTTGAGCAATGGGCAAAAGAGCACCCCCTCAAGACTCGCCAAAGCGAGTTTTTGAGGATGTTCCCTAATGCAAAAATAGGTGAAGATGATGGAATTTTGTGTATTAAACCTTGCGACATTGATAAAAGCATTGAATGCCCAAATGGAAAAGGCTGCGACGACTGCTACCGCAAATACTGGAAAGAGGAGGTATCCGAATGAAAAAAAGATTGTTGGTATTGGCGGTTGCTCTTGTTTTGACGGCTCTGCTATGTGCCTGCAAAGAAAATCCGATGGTTGAAGAGAAAACCGTATCGGCAAAGCAGGAAATCTTGTACGCCTATATAACAACACAAATGGAAACGAATGGATACGGAGGTGTTATCGGACACAAAAACTATATTTGCTACGGCGTATTAAACGGAAACAGCATTGAAGACAAAGAAGACAGAATAGACTTCGTTACAATACGAAAATCAGAAGAAAACCATAGCTATATTGAATATTACTATGACCGCAAGATTTATGAAGATGGCACACACTATGACATATATGCCGGAGCGGCCTTGTACTTAACAAATGATATGCTAAAAAACCTTAAAACGAGCAACTGAGGAGACATCAGAATGGCACAACTTCAAGAGACAATCCGCGATAAAGTCACGACATACAGCGAGGATGAATAAATGTCGATCAGTAAAAAGACCCGCATTGCGGTGTATAAAAAATACGATGGTCATTGCGCTTACTGTGGCAGACATATCGCATACAACGATATGCAGGTCGACCACTTCAAGCCGCAGAGGGCGTGGAACCCAGAGGATTCCGGCACGGACGACATTGAAAACCTTATGCCGTCCTGCCGTATGTGCAACCATTACAAACGCGCCCACGACCTTGAAACATTCAGACGATACATTGCTGAGATTCCGCGAAAACTGCAAGAGAACTACATTTACAAGATCGGCGTGGTGTACGGAAATGTGCTGAAAAATCCGAAAGCGATCAAATTCTATTTTGAGAAAGTGAGGGATAACCATGTGGCTGATTGACGCAGATAAAGTACCGCGACTATCTGATATGATCGGGTGAGCTTATGAGGGTGGCGAGTACCAGGCATATAAGAGCGGCGCAGAGTATGGGCGCGGATTGGTGGATGATACACCGACCATCGACCCAGAATCCCTGCGGCCTACGGCACACTGGATAAGCGATAGCGGCGGAAGCACAAATGTTGTATGTTCAGCTTGTAATGCAATTTCTTTCGCTGCTTATAATTTTTGTCCGGAATGCGGCAAAAGGATGGTGAGCGCAGATGAGTGACTGGATAAGCGTTAAAGACAGACTGCCAAAGCAGCAAACGGAAGTGCTTGCATTTAGGAGAGGCATAATGTATCTCGCCTGGTACGACAATGAAATCGGGAGATGGGCGTCCGATGAGTGGGGTATCCTTGATGCCGTCACCCACTGGATGCCACTCCCTGAACCCCCGGAGGTGACCCCATGACCATTATCCTTGTTATCGCCGCCGTCTGTGTTTACGACCTGTGCGGCCTGCTCGCCGTCCTGTACATCAACCACACAGACCGAATGGACACCGTAGACGGCGCAGACAACGTTATTGTCCTTGTTTTCTGGCCGCTGCTGGTCGTAACCCGTATCGGCATTGCGATTTATCGTATAGTTAGGAGGATTCTAAAATGACTTATACCCCAGGAGGTGACCCCATGACAAAACAGCAACTAGTTGATGAATACGCCCGCAAACATCTTTGCGTGACGTGCGAGTGGAAGAATGACAATATTTGCACGTTGCCGCGCTGCATAAAAATGGAAGAAAGGAGCAAAAATGAGAGAAAGACCGCTCAACCTAGATGAATATGGGATTTCAAAAGAAAGATACCTTGAATTAAAGCACTTTTGCAAAAGATACGCTGAAATGCGGTTGGAAATTGCTAGTGCAAGAGGACTTGATGCGGTTTCAAATGACGGTTTGCCGCACGGAAACGGAAAGGCAGACCCAACAGCTAGAAAGGCGGACAGAGCGCTAAAGTTAAGCACAGATGTCCAAATCATTGAGGACGCGGCAAGAGAAGCAGACCCCTTAAACTGGTGCGCTCTGTTGAAAAATGTAACAGAGGGAACGGCTTACGAATACCAGCCTGTGTATTGCGGCAGACGGCAGTTTTACGAAAGCAGAAGAAAATTTTTCTGGATTTTGGACAAGAAAAAAGGGTAACTGTGGGGACGTTGTCAAGTGGTATTATGAATATGCTGGAAACTGTAAAGAGGGTACATTACAGTCCATAGCAAAACCTCCTATTCTCGATACTGACAGCCGGGAAAGACCGGCATTTTATTTGCTGCATAGCCAGCCAAGTGGTGGCGTATTAGCCATATACGATTTAGAAAATCACAGCGGCAAGGGCGCTGCGTTCCGAAACAACGGCGCGGCAAAGGTGCAAGACCCATGTGCAGTACCAGAGGGCAGGGTCGCAACCTGTCTGTGTGAGCGGGCGCGGTATCCCTCACAAATGATGACAACGACTGTGCAAACAGTAAGCCGCACATGCCCTTGTAGCTCAATGGCAAGAGCCTTGGTGTGCCGGTTCAAGTCCGGCTGAGGGCACATGCTGGGTCGCTCCCACCGGTGAAAGCCCGGCGCAGGAAACGCGATAGATAACCTGACACACCGGAAGAGCGACGGTGCACAGCCCACTACGAGAGGGCGCATACCCGATTGCACACCGATTTTGAAAGCGGAGAAGTTCGGGAACGTTTTGACGGTGACATCGAGAAAACCGTTCGGCATCTGCTTGTGTGGACTCCGTTACTGACGCAGTTACGCATCGCCGAAACCCATAACATCAAAGCAGAGACCGCGAATCCGCACGCGGGGATAAATGCAGCGGATGAAAAAAGCGTTGCGGATTTGCTCCCCGCAACGGGTGAGACCGGCACAGCATAAACCGGTAGTGCGGGAACGCGCTTTTACTCCGGCGCAAAGGGGTTTGGGGGGATATAAGCCTACACAAATTGTGTGGGCTTTTTGTTTTGCATAAAGGAGGATATTATGCAAATTGTGATGAAATCTCTGGGAGAAATTCAGCCATACTCAAAAAACGCAAAAAAGCACGATGCAAGGCAAATCAAAAATGTTGCCGAAAGCATCAAGCAATATGGGTTTGTGCAGCCGGTTGTTGTGGACAAAAACAACGTTATTGTAATCGGGCATTGCCGCGCATTGGCTGCAAAAAAGCTGGGAATCAAAGAAGTACCGTGTGTCTGTGTGGACGATTTGACACCAGAACAGGTGAACGCTCTGCGGCTGGTGGATAACAAGAGCAACGAGAGCGACTGGGACTTTGACCTACTGAAAGATGAACTGCCGGAGCTGGATTTGTCGGCGTTTGATTTTGATTGGGGAATCTCCGATGACATTACAGAAGAAGTTGAGGAAGATGAAGCTCCAGAGGTTGACGAAGTTTCCGATCCAGTGACAAAACGGGGCGACATTTGGCAGCTTGGCAGACACAGGCTTATGTGCGGCGATAGCACAAAAAGCGACGATGTAAGCGCTCTTATGGGGGGGCGTCTTGCAGACATGTTGCTCACAGACCCGCCTTATGGGGTTGACTATACTGGGAAAACCAAGGACGCGCTTAAAATCGAAAACGATGCAAAAAGTGACGATGAGTTTATTGCGTTTTTGCAATCTGCGTTTTCGTCTGCTGATTCTGTGATGAAGCCGGGGGCTGTATTCTACATCTGGCACGCAGATTCAAAGGCGTATGTCTTTAGAATGGCGTGCCAGATGGCGGGATGGGAAGTCAGGCAGGTTCTTATTTGGGTAAAAAATGCAATGGTGATGGGCAGAAAGGACTACCAATGTAAGCATGAGCCGTGCCTTTATGGCTGGAAGTCTGGTGCTGGTCATTTGTGGGCGTCAGACCGAAAGCAAACAACTGTGCTGGAATTTGACCGTCCAACAAAAAATAAAGAACATCCAACAATGAAACCTGTGGCGCTTTTCGATTATCAAATCAAAAACAACACTAAAGGCGGTGACGCCGTGCTTGATTTGTTCGCTGGCAGCGGGACGACGGTTATTGCGTGTGAGCAAAACGGTCGGGATGCGTATGCAATGGAGGTCGACCCAAGATACTGTGATGTGATTGTAAAGCGATGGGAAACCCTGACGGGGAATAGGGCGGTGCTGTTAAATGACAATTAAAGAAGCGCGAAAAATAATCGCAAAGACAGACAGCCCTTACCTAAAGAGAGACATGCAAAAGTTCATTCAACGCCAAAAGAAAAAGGAGGGCGTTTATGGCAAAAACAGGACGCCCGCGAAAAGAGATAGACCAAAACCACTTTGAAAACCTATGCGGGTTACAGTGTACAAAAGAAGATATATGCGATTTCTTTGGCGTAACGGACAAAACGATTGATGCGTGGTGCAAAAGGACATACAAGGATAGTTTTTCCGTAGTTTTTAAGCAAAAGCGAGGGAAGGGGAAATGTTCTCTGCGTCGGTATCAATTTGCGCTTGCCCAAAAAAACGCAAATATGGCAATTTGGCTCGGCAAACAGTATCTGGGGCAGAGCGATACGCCTGAACAGAAAGAGGATGGTGGGGTGCAAATTGTAGATGACTTGTAAATTGTCAAATATAGTTTCCCCTTGCTTTTGGGGAGTCCACCGCGAAATAAAGGCAGGCAATGTAAAAGAGCTTGTCGCCAAGGGCGGGCGCGGCTCTACCAAATCAAGCTATATAAGCATAGAACTGATTTTGCAGCTCATAAAGCATCCGCAATGCCATGCAGCAGTGTTCCGCAAAGTCGGCAACACGCTGCGGACGAGCGTTTATGCGCAAATCGTCTGGGCTATCAATGAGCTTGGTCTGCACGACCATTTTCGTTGCACGGTCTCCCCGATGGAATGCACCTATTTGCCAACTGGGCAAAAGGTGCTTTTTTTCGGCGTTGATGACCCCGGAAAAGTAAAGTCAATCAAAGTGCCGTTTGGTTATATCGGCATCTGTTGGTTTGAAGAACTTGACCAGTTTGACGGTGAAGAGCAAATCCGAAACGTTGAACAGTCCTGCTTGCGTGGCGGTGACTGGTTCATCACGTTCAAGAGCTTCAACCCGCCAGCAATGGCGCGGAACTGGGCGAACGGGTACGCGCTGAAAGCGAGGTCTGGAAAGCTAATACATCATTCCACCTATAAAACGACGCCCGCAGAATGGCTCGGGGAGCGGTTTCTGGCCGATGCTGAATACTTGCAGCGCACAAACGAAACGGCCTACCGACACGAGTATCTGGGCGAGGTTGTCGGCAGCGGCACGGCGGTATTCGAGAACCTGAAAATTCAACCAATCACAGACGAGCAGTTGAAAACATTCGACAGAATCAAGCGCGGCGTTGACTGGGGCTGGTATCCTGACCCATGGGCATACAATGCAATGCACTATGACGCAGCGCGGCGCACGCTGTACATCTTCGATGAACTGACACGGCGTAGAACCAGCAACAGGGACACGGCGCAGTTGCTTTTGGAGAAAGGGCTGACGCGTGAGGACAAAGTATGTGCGGATAGCGCAGAGCCGAAATCCATTGCGGACTATAACAAGTACGGCGTAAAGACATTCCCTGCCAGAAAAGGCCCGAAGTCTGTTGTATACGGTACAAAGTGGCTGCAGATGCTTGATGCTATTGTAATAGACCCCGTGCGTTGCCCGGACACTGCAAAAGAGTTTAGCGAGTACGAGTACGAGCGAGATAGCAAGACGGGAGAAGTGCTCGAAGGCTATCCGGATTTGAACAACCACCACATTGACGCGGTGCGCTATGCGATGGAAAGCACAGCGAACAAGGCGGGAGACACCGCCGAAACCAGATACAAGAGCATTTTCGTGTAAAGGCGGTGAGAAGACGTGAAAACATACCAAGATTTTGTAGCGGTTGGCGAGGACGAAAAGGCCCGCATGAGTTTCATACTGGGTGCAATTAATGAGTATAAGGCCGACCATAGCACACGCCTTGCAGCGAACGCCAACAAGTATTACTACGGCGAAAACCCTACAATCAACAAATACGAGAAAATCATCTACGACATGCAGGGAAAGGCGCACCGTGACATGTACACGGCAAATCACAAGATAGCAAGCAAGTTCTTTGGTTTGGTCGTAGACCAAGAAGTTTCGTATTTGCTGGGCAACGGCGTTTCATTTCAGGAAGCGGAGACAAAAAAGGCGCTTGGTGCGACGTTTGATGAAGATATTATGGACGCTGCCCGCCATGCTTTGATTGACGGGCAGTCTTTCGTGTTCTGGAATCTCGACCATGTGCAGGTGTTCGCAGCAGAGGAATTTGTTCCCCTGTACGACGAGGAAGACGGCTCCATTAAAGCCGGAATCCGTTTCTGGCAGGTGGCAGACAATAAGCCACTGCGCGCCACGCTGTACGAGCTTGACGGCTACACAGAGTATCTAAAGCACAAAAGCGATGATATGGCGATTCTCAAGCCGAAACGCGCTTACAAGTTGAAGCTGCGCACCAGCGAGGCAGACGGCACAGAAATTTATGACGGTGAGAATTATCCCGGATTTCCCATTATCCCGCTGAAAAACGGAGAGCAGGCCCACAGCGAGCTACAGGGGAGACAGAATACCATTGACGCGCTCGACCTTGCTAGCTCCAACATGGTAAACAACGTTGACGAAGGCAACCTGATTTTCTGGGTTCTGACCAACTGCGGAGGCATGGACGAGCAGGACGATACAAAGTTCATTGAGCGTCTGAAAACTACCCATGTCGCCCACGCTGACGGTGACGAGGGCGCAAAGGCCACGCCACAGAGCATCGAAGCCCCGTTCCAAGGCACGCAAGCCACCATTGACATGCTAACCAAAAAGTTATACGAGGACTTTCAGGCCTTTGATTCTGCTGCTGTCAGCGCTGGCAACCAAACTGCAACGGCTATCAAGGCCAGTTATGTGCCACTCGACCTGAAAACAGACAAGTTTGAAAGCTGCGTGACGCGCTGCATCAAGGGCATTTTGGCGGTTGCCGGGCTTGATGGCGATCCGACATACACGCGCAACCAAATCATCAACAAGCAGGAAGAGGCGCAGACGGTCTTGCTGGGTGCAGAATACTACGATGATGAATACATCACCAAAAAGCTGCTGACCATCCTTGGCGACGCAGACCAGTACGATGAATTGATAAATCGAAAGGCGGCAGAGGAGTTAGACCGCACGACCAACGGCGAGGAGTGACAAGATGTTGAATTTTGAAAACCTCGACAAAGCCAACTTTTTAGGAGTTGGAAAATACGATACGCCGATTATCCAGCCGGAACACATTGATGTGCGGCATCTGGAATGGATTCCGTTCAACTTTGCTAAAACCTGTACGGACTGCGCAACAAAAGGCGTTCACTTTTTCGTGGATGATTATCAATTCCAAAGGGTGTGGAATCAGCCGGACAAGTACATTCCGTTGCTTCAAAAATTTGGCGCTGTGTGTGCGCCTGATTTCTCAATGTATACAGATATGCCGCTTGCTATGCAGATATACAATCACTATCGCAAGCACTGGCTGGCGGCATACTGGCAGCAATGCGGGATTCACGTTGTGCCAACCCTGTGTTGGAGCAATAAACAAAGCTACGAGTGGTGTTTTGACGGCGAGCCACAACATTCGATTGTGGCGATTTCTAGCGTGGGAACGCAGAAAAGCAAGCAGAATCAAGCGCTGTTTGAAAAAGGCGTTCGGGCGGCATTGGCAAGGCTTGAACCCAGTGAGATTTTGTGGTATGGCAAATGCCCTGAAGAATTTGACTGGAACGTTACTAGGATTCAGCCATATTATAAGCGAGTAAGAAGGAGATGCGAGAATGGGCGGTAGAGGTTCTGGAAGCGGCAGGGGCGGCGGTAGTGAGAGTATAGGCGCCTTAAAAGAGAGAGAAAAAAGCCTGAATTCCCAAATTGACAAACTGAATAAAAGGTTGGCAGATTACGCATCAAGAAATCCTGCGTGGAATATGCCAAGCGGATATTACGATGTACAGAGAAAAAAACAGGCACTTGAATCAAAAAAGCGTTCGATAACAAACAAAATAGTGACCGCAAGCAGAAATGTGACTGTTGAAAAAACAAATGGAAAACCATTTGTAAATTCCTTTGGCGAAGCTACAAAAAGAGAGATTACTACCACATCGTACAAAAATAGCCAAGCAAGACTTGACAAAGAAATTATGAGGTTTGTCGGTGGCGAGATCAATAGAAAAAAACAGACTAAAAGAAGAAAATGAGAAAACCTGATTATGCCCACAAACTGACGGATAAACAGCTCGCAGAGTTGGAACAGCGCATCGCAAAGCTGTACAGAGAAGCTGCTGACGAATTGACCGATACGGTGAGAGCCTATTTTGAGCAGTTCGAGAAGCGTGATGCAGCCATGAAAGAAAAGCTCGATGCAGGCGAAATCACCGAACAGCAATACAAGCAGTGGCGGCTTGCGCAGATGGGTCGAGGCAAGCGTTTTACGGCGCTGCGGGACAAGGTGGCAGAAAGATACACTGATGCCAACGAAACGGCTGTGGCCTATGTCAATGACGCCACGCCGGGCATTTACAGCTTGAACCGCAATTACGCTGCTTACAAAATTGAGCAGGTTTCCGACAAAGCAGATTTTACGCTGTGGGATGAACAGACCGTTAAACGTCTGATTGTGGAACAGCCTGACTTGATGCCGTACTACCCGCCAAAGCGGGCATTACAGCGCGGCATTGATTTGAAGTACGGCAAGCAGCAGATTACCGCCAGCGTGACAAGCTCCATCCTGCAAGGCAAAAGCATACCGAAAATCGCCAACGACTTACAAAGCCGGATGCAGGATATGAACCGCACAAGCGCTATTCGAACCGCCAGAACGGCAGTAACAGCAGCGCAAAACGCGGGGCGGCTAGATACCTACCGCGCCGCGCAGGACATGGGAATAAAGCTCAAAAAACGCTGGCTGGCAACGCTGGACAACCGCACACGACACGCACACGCAATGCTTGATGGGCAGACTGTAGACGTTGACAAGCCGTTTAAGGTTGACGGGTACGAGATTATGTACCCGGGCGACAGTTCCGCACCGGGGTATCTTGTGTATAACTGCCGATGCACCCAAATTGCAGAGGTTGACGGTGAGGACACAAGCAGCGGCGGAAGACGCGCCAGAGACCCCGAAACGGGAAAATCTGTGCTTGTGAAAGATATGACCTATGCAGAGTGGGCGGGGTGGAAAAAAGAAGAAGAAAAAGCGCAGGAAAACATTGATCTACGAGGCAGAAAATCCATATGGAGTGCGTGGGACGACTACAGAAAACGCTTTGTCGGTCACGGTGTGGAGGTTAAAGCACAAGACATTGAAAATAATACACTGCTTGATACCGTCAAAATTTCCAAACTTGACAAAAATGTTTCTGCTAGCATTGTAGACGCAATTGATGACCTCGGAAACCGATATTATTCTCCTCTTACAAAGCTTACCGTAATGGACAAAACCGACAGTTTGCTTTCACACGCTTTTGCAGTTGTAAACCATCAATGGGGGCTGGGCAGCGCGGAAATGAGAATAAACCCGCTGAAAGTAACAGATTCTGGTCGAAAACATATTTTTGACCTTTCGCAAAAAGGGTATTGTGTTAAATTTGCGTCGGGAGATGAAATAAAATATGTTATTACGCACGAATATGGACACAGCTTGTTAAATATCGGAGAAAAACTACCCGGAAAAGCGCAAAATTTTGCACTTGTTGATTTTACGGCAGTTAAAAAGGCGAGAAAAGAAATCGAACCTATTTGGGACGAATACTGTAACACAGTGCAAGCAGCAAAAGACAACTATGACAAAATCCGCAAACCGATTGAAGCCAAAATGATTTTTGGAACAGGTGAAGTGACGGACGCAGACAGAGAAGCAATTGCGACAGCAAAAAAGAAATACGACAGCATTAAAATCAGCGATTACTCTCTGACAAATGCGGATGAATTTGTTGCAGAATGCTTTGCCGATGCGGAAGTTGGCACAAATCCGAGCGAATATTCTTTTGCGGTTTCCAATATAATAAAAAAATATTTCTGGAAGGCGTAATATGTTCCAAGATATGCCCTATTTTATGGAAAATGAAGAATGGTTCAGGTTTGACGCATCTGTCAAAAAGTATGTACTGACAAGTGACGCGCCACCAAAAGCAAAGGAATCCTATGAGTCGTTTTACAAAGCACTTGAAGAGGATTGACGCACAATGAAAATCACACTTGAAGACCACAGCGCCGAGGTGCTGGAAGCGCTTGACGCTGCTGTTGGAAGAGCACTCGAAAAATGCGGCCTTGTAGCAGAGGGATACGCTAAAAAGCTATGCCCTGTTGATACAGGAAACCTACGCAACAGCATTACACACACTGTGACAGACAACGGCGAACGCGCCGCCTACGTTGGCACAAACAGTAAATACGGCGTATACGTTGAGTGCGGTACTGGCATTTACTATCCGGGCGGAAGACAAACGCCGTGGTTATATCAAGACGCTAAAGGCAATGTACATTTGACGCACGGCCAACGGGCAAAGCCTTTTATCAAGCCTGCCGTTTCCGAGCACGGCGAACAGTACAAAAGAATAATCGAAGCAGAGCTGAAAGGCAAATAAGCCTCTCGGCTCTTTTTATTAGCATCTACCGCGTTTTCGGCAGGTGCTATTTTTATACGCAAAAACAGCGAAGCACAGCTGTTTTGAATAAATAAAACTCAAATGGCGAAGAACCGCCACCGAAGAAAAGGAGAGAACCCCCATGGCAAAATTTACACGCGCTGAAATCCGTAAAATCATTGGCGAAAGCTGCACTGACGAAATTGAAAATCAGCTGGTGGCGCTCCATCTGGGCGTTGTTGACCCGCTGAAGGACGACGTCACGCGGTATAAAGCCGATGCAGAAAAGCTGCCGGGCGTTCAGAAGGAGTTGGACGACCTGAAAGCGCAGGGCGACGGCGGCTACAAGGCTAAGTATGAAGCAGAGCACAAGGCTTTCGGGGACTACAAGGCCAACGTAGACGCTGAGAAAACAACGGCTGCCAAAGAAAAGGCGCTGTCCGACGTCCTGCTGAAAATCGGCATTTCTGAAAAACGGATTTCCTCTGTCGCACGCCTTGCAAAGGGAGACGGCCTGCTTAACAAACTGGAATTGGATGACAAGGGCGCTATCAAAGACGCAGCTGCACTTGAAAAGAGCCTCAAGACCGATTATGGCGAGTACATCACCAAGAGCAGAACCAAAGGCGCAGACACGTCTACTCCCCCTGCCAACAATGGCGGCAAGGCCCTGACGCGGGAGGACATCTACAAGACGGACGACAAGGGCCGTTATGTACTGTCCACCTCCGAGCGGCAGGCGGCGCTTGTGAACCTCATGCAAAACGAATCTGACGATTAACAGAAAGGAGCCAATATATGGCTGCAAAAACTAACCTGACTACCGCTGCCCAGATTACTGTCAACGCCCGCGAGGTTGACTTCGTCACCCGCTTTGGCAAGAACTGGGACGCGCTGCGCACCATCATGGGCATTATGCGCCCCATCCGCAAGGCACCCGGCACGAAGCTTGTCTCCTATGAGGCCACTGTTGACGGCACTCTGGCTGGCGGTACGTCCGTTGCCGAGGGCGATGAGATTCCGCTGACCAAGATGAAGGTCGAGCCCAAAACCTACGGCGACATTGAGATTGCCAAGTATGCTAAGAGCGTATCCGTTGAGGCAGTCGCCAAGTACGGCGCAGATGTTGCCGTTGAAAAGACCGACGAGGCGTTCCTTGTCGCCCTGCAGAACAATGTTCTGGGCGACTTCTACACCTTCCTGAACACTGGCTCTCTGGCTGTAGCTGCTACCACTTGGCAGCAAGGTCTTGCTCTGGCAAAGGGCAACGTGCTGGACAAGTTCGCCAGCATGGATCGTGATGTTACCGAGGTTGTCGGCTTTGCCAACATTCTGGACTTCTACGGCTATCTGGGCGACAAGGAAATCACCACGCAGACCGCCTTCGGCCTGACCTATGTCCAGAATTTCATGGGTTATTCCACCCTGTTCCTGCTGCCCGAAAAGTACATTGCAAAGAACAAGGTCATTGCCGTCCCTGTGGAGAACATCGACCTGTACTACATCGACCCCGCCGACAGCGATTTCGCCAAGCTGGGCCTGAACTATACCGTCGAGGGCGAAACCAACCTGATTGGTGTGCATGTTGACGGCGACTACAGCCGCGCAACTGGCGATATGTACGCTCTTATGGGCATGAAGCTGTGGGCCGAGTACCTGGACGGTATCGCCGTTGCCACCATTACGCCCGCAGAAACCCGGAGCGCAAAAACTGCCAAGGCAGCACAGTAAAAAAGAGGGAGTGCAATGCTTGAAGAATTGATGAGGGAGTGCCGGAACTGGTTTGTCACATCGAATGGCGTCCATCTGGGCGAGTTCAGCATCAAGGGCGGGAGCATTGCGCTCCCTTTTTTGCGTGCCGGACAGTATTTCCGCATTGTGGGCAGCGTTCTGAACGATGGTGTGTATCAATACGGCAACTGCTCGCTAAGAGATGAAACGTTTGATGGCGCTGTCTGGGCCATGGCCGTGCCTGCCGAATTTCTGCGCCTTGAAGAAGAAATCAAGGCGTGGCGCACGCAGTACGAGAACGCCGCAAATAGCCCATTTCAAAGCGAGAGCTTTGCCGGGTACAGTTACACCAAATCGAGCGCAAACGGCAATTCTGGCGGCTCTGTGACGGGCTGGCAGGGCGTGTTTGCTTCTCGGCTGAACAAATGGAGAAAGCTATGAGCCTTTTAGATGATTTTTCGCATAGCTGCATCATCATGGACAAGCTGACAAAGCCTGACGGAGAAGGCGGCTATGCTACCGAGTGGAGAGAGGGCGCAGAGTTTGCGAATTATGTTGCACTGGACAGCAGCCTTGAAGCACGGCAGGCCGAAGCGCAGGGCGTGACCAGCGTATATACCGGAATTGTGCGTAAAGATGTGCCTATTGAGTACGGCAGCGTGTACAAGGACTTGACTACTGGGGCATATTTCCGGGTCACAAGCCGCCCGGAAGAAAAGCAAGCCCCTGCAAGTGCTTCCCAGATGCTGAACGGCTTAAAAAGTTTTACGGCTGAAAGACTGCGGGAGGGATTGCCTACATGACAAAGGGCGCTGCATTACAGCAGTTTTTTGAGCGATTTATGACCGCTTACGCAAGCAACGCCGTGCCGGATGACGCTGTACTCCCATACCTGACCTATGATGCCGTGTTTGACGCATGGGGCGGCGGGGCGGTATCGCTGACGGTCAACATGTGGTTCCATACCACGAGCGAAGCAGTGCCCAATGCAAAGGCGCTTGAGCTTTCTGACGCGCTGGGCATTGGCGGCGTGACGCTGCCGGTAGATGGCGGCTTGATTTGGTTAAAACGCGGCTCCCCGTTCTGCCAATCGCTAGCAGATGACACAGACAAAAACCTAAAACGGCGGTACATCAACGTGACCGCCGAATTTTTATGCCCAAATTGAGGTGAAAGCATGAAATTTACTCGTATTCCTGAATCTGCGTTTAAGGAACTTGTCCTGAACGCGGGCTATCTTGCAACTACGTTTGACCCGACTGCCGGTACTGCGCCGGAAGAAAGTGCGCTGCTGGGCGCCACAACTGGCGGCATCAACTTTACGGCTGTGCCCAGCTTTACCGACTTCGGCGAGGACATCGACAACTGTCCCAAGAACATGAAAGAGCTGAAGCAGATTGAATCTTGGGAAGTCAAGTGCAGTGGCACTTATGTTTCGGCATCTCCTGCTAATGTAAAAAGTATGCTTGGCGCAGCAGAGGAAACAACCACTTCCAAGGTTTCCAAAATCACGCCGCGCAACGACCTGAAAGACAGCGACTTTACCGATTTGTGGCTGCTGTGCGATTACTCTGACAAGCACGGCACTACGAACGGCGGTTTCTGCGCCATTCACATGATGAATACGCTGTCTACCGGCGGTTTCAGCTTGCAGACGGGCGACAAGGAAAAAGGCCAGATGAGCTTTGAATACACGGCGCACTACTCCATTACCGCGCAGGACACTGTGCCGTGCGAGGTGTATATCAAGGCCGGAGAGGATGAAGCATAATGCGGATTTTTTCTGAACTTAGCACTGACGAAGCGCTGGAAGTCGTTTTGCAAATCGCGCAGCCCATCACAAACCTGATCGATGATGAAGCGCTTGTAAAAGAGATGCAGAAAGTGATGCCGAAGGGCGAAACGACCCGTATTGCAATGCAGCGTTTCGGCCTTGCGAAAATCGTTAAGCTGCTGAACATTGCGTTGAAGCAGCACCGCGAGGACGTGTACGCAATCCTCGCACCGTTCAACGGCATGACGGTGGAAGAAATCGGCGAACAGAATTTCCTTATCACCTGCAAGCAAGTTTACGACCTGTTGAACGATAAGGGTTTTGTTGATTTTTTCAAATCGTATCTCGGTGGCGGGCAGAACAAGTAATCCCTGTACTGCTGAAAATGCCGAAACTGAGCGCAAAGGCGCTTGTGTCGGCGCTGCCTTACGCTTTAAAAGCTGATTTTGAAGAACAGATGTACAAGGTGTACATGACAGACAGCGCGTGGAGCCTTGTAGTAGCTGTGACAGGCGTAACGGACAGGCCAGCGAGATATATTGACATTATCCACCCGCCCAAAGTAGATACGCGGACACCAGAACAGGTGCAGGCGGGTTTCAAAGACTTTGCGGCGCGGCATGGATTGAAATCAAAAGAACGGAAGGAGGTGAGCGAGTAAGTGGACGTATTTGACCTTTTTGCAAAAATTTCGCTGGATTCCAACGAATACGAGAAAGGCTTGAAAAATGCGAAAAGCAGCGCAAGCGGATTAACGGGACTGTTCGGAAAGGTTGGTTCAGCCGCTTCAACAGTTGGAAAAGGCATCTTTAACGTTGCTACAAACGTTGCGAAAGTATCCGTTGCCGCTACCACAGCGGGCGCGGCGGCAGTATCGGCGCTTACAACGCTTGCTGTAAACAGTTATGCAGACTATGAACAGCTTGTAGGCGGCGTTGAAACGCTGTATAAAACTAGCGCCGATAAAGTTCAGCAGTATGCAGCCGATGCGTACAAAACGGCTGGGCTTTCGGCAAACGAGTACATGAACACGGCAACTACATTTGCAGCAGCGCTTGTGTCTAGTCTGGGGGGCGATACGGAACAGGCGGCAGAGCTTGCCAATACTGCCATTGGTGACATGTCCGACAATGCCAACAAAATGGGCACGGACATGGAGAGCATCCAGAATGCTTATAATGGCTTTAGCAAGCAGAATTACACAATGCTTGACAACCTAAAACTCGGCTATGGCGGAACAAAACAGGAAATGCAGCGTCTACTTGATGACGCAAACAAGCTGAACGCCGCGCAGGGAAACTATACCAAATACAGCATTGACAGCTATGCGGACGTTGTAAGCGCGATTCATGATGTTCAAAACGCAATGGGCATTACTGGTACGACCTCTAAAGAAGCATCCACAACGATTCAAGGAAGTGTGAACGCTACAAAATCCGCATGGTCAAACCTTGTAACTGGAATTGCCGATGATAATGCCAATTTTGAGCAGCTTATCAGCAACTTTGTGGATAGCGCAACTACAGCGGCAAGTAACATCCTTCCCCGAATAGAAGCCGCCCTGAACGGAGCTGCTAAGCTGATAGAGAGCCTTGTCCCTCCCATCATGGCAGAGCTGCCGAGCTTGATTGAAACCGTTCTGCCGCAGCTGGCGCAGTCTGCCGTGAACATCGTGCAGACGCTTGTTACGGGAATCAGCGCAAACGCGGCGCAACTTATTGATTCGGCAATTCAGATTATAACTGTGCTGGGAAACGGCATCTATCAGATGCTACCAACCGTTGCACAATCTGCCTTGCAAATCGTCTTGACGCTGGTTTCAAAGCTGAATGAGAACTTGCCGCAGATGCTTGACACTGCCGGACAAATGCTGATTGCGTTTGTAGAGGGCGTTTCGGAACACTTGCCGGACATTATGCTTGCCGCTGCATCTATCGTGGAAACACTGCTGACCTACTTTATAGAGCATTTGCCGGACATTGTAGAAGGCGCAATGCAAATGGGTGACGCGGTCATTGATGGCATTATTGATGGCATCTCGGCAGCTTGGGACAGCCTTGTCAGCTGGTTTAATGGTTTGTGGGACAACCTGTTCGGAAACCGCTCTGTTAATGTTGATGTCAACAGTAGTGGCACAGATGGCAGTCACGCAGGCGGCATGGATTATGTCCCCTATAACAACTATGTTGCAAATCTGCATCGCGGCGAGATGGTTCTGACTGCCGATGAAGCGGACAGTTACAGACGCGGTAAGGGCAGCGGCAACGGTTTTACCCTGACGCAAAATATTTACGCAGCAAAGCAGACACCGGTTGAACTGGCAGCAAGCACAGCGGCGTATTTCCAACGGGCGAGGTGGGCGTTATGAGTTTTTTAAGCAAGACTTTCAAGTACGTCAATTCGCTGGGGCAGTCTATCGTGTTTGACTACGCGCATGGTTATCTTATCAGCAAGCCGGATGGCATTGATACAATTTCGGTCACTGCCAATACGGCGCAGGGTATCGGTCAAGTAGGCGCTACTGTACAATCTAAGGCCATTCAGACGCGGCCTATTACCATCAACGGAAAAGTTATCGGCGACAATGCGCAAGCGCTGAAAGACGCGCTTATGACCGTTGTACGGCCCGACCTGACCGGGGTGTTATATGCCGGAGACTGGCACATAGACGTTATTGTAACGGCATCGCCTACCATTGGCGCATCAAAACGCGGTGCGCCGTTTCAACTTGGCCTGCTTGCCCCCTACCCGTATTGGGAAAGCGGCGAACGAAAGGCAATGCAGCTGCGCGGCGTGCAAAAAGGTTTTAAATTCCCATGGAATATCAGCAAAACGTATTATTTCGGCAAAGTCATTGTGCTAAAATACATTGTTTTGCAGAATTTTGGGCAGTTTGATGTGCCGTTTATGCTGGAAATCAATTGCATTGGCGAGACGGCAACAAACGTAGGCATTGAAAACATACTGACAGGTGAAGTTCTGCGGCTGGAAAAAACGCTTGTGGAAGATGAGCGTGTCGTTATCAAGACATCGCACGGAAAAACAACGGTCACAAGCTCTAAGGACGGTGACTGCCGGGGCGCACTTACGCTTGAAAGCACACTGTACAGAATTCATACGGGCGATAATGCGTGGAAGCCTACTGCGGACAGTGGGCTTGAAAACGTTGAAATGAGCGTTTCGTTTGCGGAAGAAAGTGCGGGTGTAACGGTAATATGAGATTAGAGCTGTTCTCCCATGACCTTAACAACCGACACGAAATTACCCACGCCATCAGCAGCGAGTTCAGCGACTACTATAACGATGTGGGAAAATTTACGGTAGTTTTGCCGATGGATGATTACAACATCGGGATAGTGGAGCTGGATGCTGTTTTGTACATTGTAGAGCGAAGACTTGCGTATACGGTGGAAGAAATACAGTTCGATTGTGATAATAGCGAAATCACGTTGAACGGGTACAGTCTGAACAATAAGCTAAACCGGCGTGTTATTGCGGCAACTTCCAGCATTGCCAACGTGGAAACGGATGTATACAGCGTTATTACTGCCAATCTGCGTGGGCTTCCTATACTGCTGGCAGAGAAAAAAGGCTTGACAGAAACCATGACGGCAACAGAGGTGTACGGGGATGAACTGTTAAACTGCATACAACCGATTTTGACAGATGCCGGGATTGGGAACCGGATGGTTTTGGACTACAGAACCAAAACAGAAACGTTTGAATTGTATAAGGGCGTTGACCGTACAGAGGGATTAGACGCGGTGCTGTTTGTGCAGGAACGCGGAACCGCGCCCGGGCTGGTAGTTGACAAGGATATTTCTGAATACAAAAATGTGTGCTACTGTGAAGCGCAGTACAAAGACGGTACAAAATTTGTGGTGCAGGCTGGCACGGCCAGCGATGCGGAACGGCGCGAACTGTGGGCGAGCTTCAGCGGAGATAGCCAGCAGGATGGAGAGACAAACTCTGCGTTTCAGACGCGCGTTAAGCAGTATGCGGCGTTACAGCTAGGCAGTCATTTGAACCGCAACGGATTTTCGATTGACGCTGACGGTGACGAGCTTGGCACGGCATACAATGTTGGCGATTTGGTTTGGTGCGTTTCTTTGCGGCTGGGTGTAAAGTACAAGGCAAGAATCACGGCAGCAAAGTATTCACAGGATGCAAACGGGTCAAGCGTCAAGCTGGTTATTGGTGACCCGATTTTAACAGTTTTGAGGTGATAAAGTGGCAGAAATCAAAAATTTTCCGAATAACGTGGATGAATACATCGGAGCCGAAAATGTTATGAAATGGCTGCATGGGCGTTTCAGCGGCGTTTTTGGCGCAGATGGCAATTTAAGTGTTACCGCAAACGGCGATATGACGGTAAGCGTTTCAGATGGTGTGGGCTGGCTGGCGAACGACAAAGCGGACGGCACAGTTTTTTGGAATGATACAAAAGAACAGACTGGAAGCGAGTTGCATCTGACAATCCCGTTGCCAGATGCCATTTTGCCACGTATTGACAGGATTGTTGTTAGCTGGGACACGGTGGATTATGCGGAAAAGCCGCGTATTGAAGTGCTAAAAGGAACGCCGAATAATGCACCTACCGCCCCGGAACTTACAAACAACACTTTGAAACGGCAAATTTCTCTTGCGCGTATTTACGTTGCAGCAGCTGTAAGCAGCATTTCTGCGGATAGCATCACGGACGAACGGCTTGACCCCGATGTGTGTGGGCTTGTTACGGACTGGGTTAGCGTTGATACTACCACCATGCAGGCGCAGTTTTCCTCATTGCTGGAAAAGGTAAAGACCGAGCTGGCGCAACTGCACGGTGGCACAGCAATGATGACAAAGGCGCAGTATGACCCGTCTGGTGGTGGGTTAAATGTCTGCGTGCAGGAATATGAGTGCAGCAAGAGCGGCAGCGTGTATGCGCTGACGGGCGAGGGTGCTGTGGGGCGGTTTAAAGTCCCGGCGGCGTGGAGTGCGGGCGATACGTGGACAGTCAACGGTGTGGCCGTGCCTGCGTATTGCGGCGCGGATGCGGCGGACGGGGACTGCGTTGTTGCCGGGCGATGGATCACGTTCGTGTACGACGGCACGCGGCTGGATTTTAACGGCGGCGGTGGATTGAATGCTGGAAAGCTGGCACAGGCCACCGCCACGGAAGCGGATGTGCTGGCGAATTCTACGTTTTACGCTGCCCGGAAGGGCCTGCGCACCGGCAATGTGCCGCGGCGCGGGAACTGGGGCGCGACGATTGCACCGGGTGAGTCGGTGACGGTGCCGGACGGAAAGCACGACGGCGGCGGTAGAGTGAGCGCAAAGGCGCTGAAGACGGTGACAATCAGCATGGTCGACGGTTCCGGCTCATGGAGCTACACGTTCACGGGCGGCACGCTGGTAGGCATCTGCGACATTGCGGCCAGTGCGAACAGCGTGGATATTGAGTACCTGCACATCAGCGGAAACACCATCACCATGAAATGGAGCGGCAACGGCACTGTGAACCGCCAGATCACGCTGATTTACTACTGATTTTTGGGAGGTGCATGATGGTACATACTTTAAGACTGGACAACTACACCCCTACACCGCGAAAGCTGGTGCTGGGGACTGATTCCAGCTTTGGCACGGAGAGTATCAAGATTGAGCGCGGGGCCGGGTGGGACGGGCTGAATCTAACCGCGACATGGCACATCCCCGGGCGGGAAGAGCCGCTGCGCGTGGCCCTGCTGGATGTGGATGCCATGGATGTGCCGCCCGAGGTGACGAAGGAGGCCAAGGATGGTGTGCTTGTGCTGGCCGGGCTGGCCACCGGCGTGCAGCGGGCGAGTTGTAATGTGGAGTATCTTATCCTTGAGCAAGCGGGCGTATACGGCGGCGCGGATGCAGAGCCGACGCCCGAGCTGGCGGCGCAGGTGCTGGAAGCTGCCTTGCAGGCCAAGGCGGACGCAGAGGCAGCAGCGGAGGAAGCGGCAGAGGCCAAGGCCCGCGCCGAGGAAGCGCAGGCGGCCAGTGCTGCGGCGAAGGAAGCGGCAGAGGCCGCAGCGGCGGATGCTGCCAAGGCCGGGCCGTATGCGGAGGCGGCGCTTGCCGCCCAACGGGCTGCCGAGGCGGCCCGGGATAAGGCTATTACCGCGCAGCAGGCGGCGGAGAATGCGGCTGCTGCCGCGGCGGCCAGTAAGAGCGCAGCGGACACGCTGGCGGCGGAGGCTGCCCGGGCCGCACTGGCGGCGGAGGAATCCAAGGCGACGGCAAATGCTGCGGCCAACCTGGCCGGAGAGAATGCTACAGCTGCACAGCAGGCGGCGGAGAATGCGGCTGCTGCCGCTAACTATGCGGGCCAGAGCGCCAGCGACGCCGCGGCCAGTAAGGCGGCGGCGGAGATTGCCGCACAGGCTGCGCAGGAGGCACAGGCTGCTGCGGCTGCTGCCAGGGACGATGCGGTAAAGGCACAGACTGCTGCGCAGACGGCGGCCAAGAGTGCGCAAGATGCCCAGGCGGCTGCCGAGAAGGCCCGGGACGATGCCAAGGCCGCCCAGAAGGGCACGGAGGCTGCCCGGGATGCGGCGGCGGGAAGTGCCGAGGCGGCGGCGAAATCCGAGGCAAACGCCAAGCAGAGCGCGGACACGCTGGCCGAGAGTGTGGAGAATGTGGCGGCTAACACGGCGGCGGTGGCCGAGCTGAAAGAGAAAAAGGCCGAAATTGATGATACTGCCGTTGGGGCAAATGCGTGGAGCAGCAAGCACATCATTGATATGCTCTGCCCGCCGCTGGAAGAAAGCGGCAACCCTGTTGTGTGCTACCCTGTGGCGGGCTATCCGCTGGGGGTAAAAGCCAGCTGGGAACCCGTGCAGGAAGGGAGCGGAACACCCAGCCCCGAAAACATTCGCCCAATCAAGGGACGTGACAGCGTGACGGTGGAGCGGTGCGGGGAGAATCTGCTGAATCCAAAAGAGAACGCCCATGTAACTTATACACCGTATGGCTTAACGATAACTTATATTGGGGATAACAAGGTTCATTTAAAAGGAACTTACAACCTTGAAGGTGGAGGTGGCGTCTTCGCCATCCTTGACACCCAGCAAAAACTTCTTGCAGGAAGAAATCTAAAAATCACCGGATTTACAATAGAGGGAACGAAGCAAACTTACAGGCTTTCCGGACTACGGACAAAAGATGAAACTGCTATTGCTATGAATGCAGAGTTTGTAGAAGGCGATGTTATTGATATGACTGTTGCGATTGTCGTATCGAAGGACACTCCCACCACCTACACACCATACATCGGGCAGACCAGCATCCTGACCCTGCCTGAAACCGTGTATGGTGGTGAGGTGGACGCGGTGACGGGTGATGGGCAGGAGACGTGGAAAATACTGACGTTAGACGGAACAGAGCGGTGGATGGACAACGGCTCCGTCCCGAGCACAAAACAGCAGCAATGGGCATTATATGGAATACTAGAACCTTATTCTGCGGTTTTTGGAATTTCAAGCCATTTTGATAACAAAAAAAAATTTAATGAATATCCGTTTAACTTTGTACGCATTTCTTCTACAAGCGTCGTACTTCACGTGGCCTCAGATGGACCTTTCGCAACAGTCAATGATTTGAAATCCTACCTTGCCGCCCAGAACGACGCTGGCACGCCAGTACAAATTGCTTATAAGCTGGCAGAGCCTGTGCCCTTCACTGCGACAGGCGCACAGCCCATCCCCGCGCTTGCGGGTGCAAATACCGTTCTTACCGATGCCGACAGCGTGACTGTGACGGGACGCGCAGACCCCATTAAACGGATCACCGATTTGGAAGCAGCGGTTGCTTCTATCAACTGAAAGGAGTAATAAAATGGCGATTAAAAGTAAAGCACGGCACGATTTGACGTTGCGCAGCATCAAGCGAGAGATTGCAGCAGGACGCGACGTTGCGTTCTGGTTGGACAAGGCGTACACGCACTACGACAACGGCCTGCTGGATGAGGCAGACATTGCCGAGGTGGAGACGCTGGCACAGAAATACTACGATGCGCTGGATGCGAGAGAGAGCGCAGACGAGGTTACGAAGACGCCGGATGTGCCGGAGGTTGACGGCGCTGAAAATACCACCGGCGAAGAAAACGACACCAACGAAAAGGAGAGTGAAACCAATGAAGGATGAAATGATCCTGTCGCCCGAAATGGACGAGGAGCTGTCGAACGGGAAGGGAGAGGACGAGAATGAGTGATTCTGCACTGGCCGTTTACACGGCCATCAGCCCGAACTGCAACAGGCCGCGCACCCAGCCTATCAGCAAAATCACGGTGCACCACATGGCGGGCAATACCACGCTGGAAGCGTTCGGCTCTATCGTTGGCAAAGCATCCCGCCAGATGAGCGCAAACTACGCCATCGAATCCAGCGGGCGCATCGGGCTGTTCTGCCACGAGGCGGACAGGTCGTGGTGCAGTTCCAGCCCGTGGAACGACCAGCGGGCCATTACTATCGAAGTCGCCAACGACGGCGGTGCGCCGGACTGGCACATCAGCGACAAGGCCTATGCGGCGCTGCTCGACCTCTGCACCGACATTTGCCGCCGCAACGGCATCAAGGAGCTGATCTACACCGGCGACAAGAACGGTTCGCTCACGATGCACTGCTTCTACGCGGCTACCGCTTGCCCCGGGCCGTATCTGAAAAGCAAGTTCCCGGACATTGCGGCACAGGTCACGAAGCGCTTGAAGGGCGACGTGGCCGACGCTGCGCCCGCCAAGACGCAGGAGCAGACGTTCATTGACGTCATGGCCGAGAAGTGCCAGAGCCGCTGCCTGAACGCGCATCTTCTGCCGTCGCTGTGCATTGCACAAGCCTGTTTGGAAAGCGCCTACGGCACAAGCGAACTGGCCGTGCAGGCAAACAACCTGTTCGGCATCAAGGCCAGCAATTGGAGCGGCAGAGTGTACAACAAGGCCACGAAGGAGTGGGACGGCAGCAAGTACATCACCATCACGGCGGGCTTCCGCGCCTACGATA